TGAGATCCCCAGGTTACCTGGAGTCTCACATTGGGAACCTAAGACACGAGACGCCAAATCCGTTAAGAAACGGGGTGGCGACGAGTATCTGAACATCGAGTTTGGGTGGTTACCGCTCTTCGGCGACATGAAGTCTGTAGCTTATGCTGCAGCTAACAGTCACCGACTTCTGCACGGTTACGAGCAGAATGCGGGAACCATAGTCCGACGTAGGTACGAGGTCCCGGTTGCCACTTCTGATACGTGGTCGATAGGGGCCGGATCGGACCGTTACATACCGCTTCCGTTCACGGACACTCTATTTATCGACGCATCGAAGGGTCAGGCAACAGTTAGGATACGGACTCAGACGTTTAACCGCGTCTGGTTTTCCGGTGCTTTCTCGTACCATCTTCCGTTGGGGTATAACAGCCGCAACGAGTTGGTACGGATCGCAGCCCGAGCCAAGCCTTTGTTAGGCATTGGCCCGGACCCGGACATCGTATGGAATCTGATGCCTTGGACGTGGGCCCTCGACTGGTTTTCCAATGCGGGAGATGTCGTTCAGAATCTCTCGGACTGGGCAGTCGATGGTTTGGCGTTGAAGTATGGGTACATCATGGAACATTCCATGAAGAAAGTTACCTATACTTTGAGCAAGAGGTCCCGGTATAAACCGGAGTACCCCGAAGCTTCGCACGTTACCGTCTTTCACGAAGTGAAAAGGCGGCAGCGAGCAACGCCATTTGGGTTCGGACTAGCCTGGAATGGGCTTAGTCTGCGCCAGTTGGCCATCGCTGCTGCTCTCGGGTTTGTTTTTCTCCGAGATTAGCGGCGGCTGTCCGTTGTGCTCGAGCCAGGATGGCTCGAGGACCTCTTCGAGCTATCTAGGAGTGATGCACATGTCATTTGCCGATCCACAGACCATCACGATCAGTGCGGTCACCTCGCCCCTTCCTCGCACTTCGCAGGAAGGAGACGAGACTGCCTACACGTCCGCTGATGGCCTGATCCAGATGCTGGCTTCCCATACCTATGGGAAGCGCAATCGGCATCTGCTTCGGATCGACCACTCGAAGCTCACCGCTGATCCGTTCAGGCCGACGGAGAATGTCAAAGTGTCGATGAGTAACTACATCGTCTTCGACATCCCTCTCGCCGGCTACACGAACGCAGAAGCGTTGGCGGTTTACGCTGGGTTCAAAACCCAGTTCACCGCCTCGAGCGACCTACTTATCACCAAGCTACTCGCTGGTGAGTCGTAGGGCTTCCCATCCTTCATTCAAGGCACACGTCTCGCTCCCTCGGGAGCAAGTTCGTGATGCCCTAAGTGAGGTGGACCCATCACTGCGTGATGGAGAAGGCAACTACGTCTTCACGTTCAACATAGTCCTCAACCGGAAGGTTGTAGTCCTAGTTGCCGTGGTCGTAGCTCACTTTCTCTATACGATTGGAGACCCGATGTCGGATGCAATCCGGCATTTGGCCTCTCTTTGATGGGAGCCGAGTGGACCATGTGCTGACGGTCTTTTAGTCCGTCATCTCATGTGGCGAGTTACATCGTGCTAAGGAAAGATTACCTCTATGAGGAGGGTCTTTGAAAAGCCTGATGTCACTCTGGTCCTCGATGGCAGATGAATTTGCTGCCATCTGCTGCACTAGCGCCACTTCCG